CAATGCTGAATGCCATTTCACCGAATGCGTCACCAGTGTTACCAAGTGCTTCAGCAGCAGCAGTAGTAAGACCAGCACCGAAAGTAGAAACGTTAGTTTCGTCAGACAAAGTACCATCAGCATCAGTATCAGTTACGCCCAACAGACCAGAAGGATCAGCTTCCTGAGTACCAGTACCAGAGAAAGTAGAATCAGCTTCGTTGAACAATGCTTCAGTACCACCTTGAGTGCTATACTTGCTCTTCATAGCGAAGATCAGACCAGTAGGACCAGTCATAGGCTGAACACCAGCAATGTCATAAGCAATCAGGTTAGGCATTGCACGACGTACCAAAGAGATCAGTACGGGGTCAAAACCAGCAACGTTTGCACCAGTTTGGTTAGCAGCAGTTTCGTTCAGGCCGAAGTTTTGGTGAGCATGCTCTTCTTTCATAGCAAGTTCTTGGTTTTCTAGCAAGCGAGCAGTTACGGCTTTCTTGTAGTTATCGGTGATGGCGGGAGCAGCACTGTGTTCCAGAACTGGAGCCCATTTCTCGATTAAATTTTTATCTTGATCAAACATTTTAAATTCCTCTATGGTTTGTAATGTTTATTATTTACTTGTTAGATTTCGCAATTGCTTGCATGTATCTAGCCATTGAATCAGTTGGTGCAGTCGCTTCATGCGAATGCTCTGATCCGATTAACTCAACTTCTTCTGAAACAGTTTCTACTGATTCTTTAGAGAAGTATGATTCTTTGATAGTTTTCACTTTCATTTCGAAAGATTCAACATCAGTAAAATCAAGATCTTCTACCAAAGAAGCAAGTTTCTCTGCTTCGGTTGATGCCAAGTCAGAAGATTGACTACGAACGACTTCGGAACGGGCAAAAGCCTGTACTGATTCGTGAAGTGCAATATTATCTTCAGTGGTTTTATTGAGTTGTTCTTCAAGTTCAGAAACTTGTTCGGCTAATTCGTCGAACATGTCAACCTTACCTTCAGGCACTTCAATATAATGCTCTTTGAATACACCTTGTAAAGAAGCCATAAACTCTTCTGCAATCTCAGCGCGAAGGCCAGTCTCAACAGCAAGTTTGTTTTCTTCCATCCAGCCTTCAACAACGTAAGAAAGGTAGGAATCTACTTTTTCTACGAGATCAGACTTTAAAGAAGTTACTTCTTCTTCTAGATTTTGTGCGTATTCACCTTCGAGACGTTCAACTTCTGCACCGACTTTGGATTTCAAAGCAGCTTCAAAAATGAGGCCAGCTTTTTCACGGAATCCTTCAGACAAGGTAGCTTCTTCTGCAACCATAACATCAAGGTCTTCAGAATAGTCGATGTGTGAAACATCAGCTTGAACAGCTTCTGCAACAACTTCGCTATCTTCAACTTCAACGCCTTCGGCAAATTTCATCATACCGGCAAAGATCTTTTGTGCGTCTTCTTTTTTAGCTTTTTTCAACATATCATATGCAGCGTTTACGATACCAGCTTTAGTTTTTGGCATTTCCATCTTAGGGGCAGACTCTTCAACTTCATCGTCTTCCTCTTCGTCACCATCTACTTCAACTTCGGCTTCACCATCTTCGTCTTCCGACTCAGTTTTGGCTTTCGCTTCATCAAGAATTTCCTCGTTTGACTCAACTTGTGCTTCATCAACGAGCTCTTCAGATTCTTGAATTTGCTCTGCATCATGAATGTCTTCTACATTAATGTCTTCAGACATATCATTCTCTCCTATAAGAGTTATACAAGTTTAGAGAGGAAATTTTTAAACGCTTTAATCTCAATGTCGGCAGAGCTAACACCTCGAGCATTTTTTATTTCAGTCTCAATTAATTCAATTTCTTGAGGCTTAAGGATACCGTTGTCCCAGATCCAGTCAACACCTTCCATAATACCGTTAACGAATGCTTCAGGAGCACTCGGATCTTGTACTATATCAACAGTTGCTAACATGAAATCATCTTTGACATACATCGTACCATTACGCTGCTCAAGACTACCCATACCACGACTTGATACACCAAGCTTAACGCCACCTTCAAGTAAACCGCTAACGATATTACCCATTGGAGTATTAAGAATTGATGCCTTCCCGATAACATTATTTCCCTCAAATCTGAGTTCAGTAATCTTATGCGAAACTTTGTCTAGATTAATCGACGGACCTTCTGGGTGATTCAACTCACCAACAGCTCTTCCTGTCAATACTTGCTCGTTAACATATCTATTAACGGCATTCTCTAGAATACTTCTTTCATAAATGCGGCCATTTCTATTTTTAGAATCGGCCTGCATGAAAATTCCTTCAATGACAAATGCGTTTTTGCCATCAGATTTTTTCTCAGTAATGATCTGAAGATCACTACCATCAGTATATTCTGCAATTAGCTTCATAGTTCTAATTCCTCGCCCATAAGCTTGATAAACTCGTTTGCTGATTTCTCAGCTTCGGCAGCACTTTTATAATTATCATCGAGCTTATCACCATTGATATATACGATAAATTCTCTGCCTTTTTGAGCAATCTGAACATTGACCTTCTTGCTTTTACCTAGCTTCAGAGATTTAACCTCTTTCTCGCCGGCTTGTAGCTTTTCTTTAAGTTCAATGAATGTTAACATATTACTCTTCTTCTTTATTAGTTCTAGTAATTAGACTAGATGCCACTTCAACCTTTTTAGCTGCAATGGCATCACCAATTTTACTATTAATTGTGTCTTGAAATGCATTGCCAGCTTCTACTTTATTATCAGCCTGTAGCGCATTAATTAAATTTTCTGTGCTCATTTCATATGTCCTGTAATATATTTATAATATTTATAATCCCAACTTACATTAAATCGAGATTAATATCGTCGGCACCACCTTCGCCGTTCTTCTCTTCTTCATCCATTTGTTTTTTCATTTCTTCTATTTCGTCATCAGACTGCCTGAGAATATTCTTACGAACCCACTCATTTGAAACATACTTGCCTATATATTCGTCTATAGATGCAAGCATTTCGAAGCGTTCTCTCAAGATTTCATTATACTTAAGCTCTGAGAAATAGTTGTCTTCGATATAATCAAAGGCAATATCTTCTTTCCAGTCTTCCCAGTCTTGACGAGTAATAATACCCTTCAATAACAGTTGAGTCTTTAGCAACTGTAAGAAAATATCCGAGAATCTTTTACGGAGTCTATCAATAAACTTCTTAAATTTAACTTCATCTCGAGAGATTTCAGTTGATCTTCCCAAAGAGAATTGTGACTCTTGTTCCAAACGATTCAATGGAACATTTAATGCTCTATATAACTTCTTTTGAAAGTATACAATATCGTCAATCTGTCCTAGATTCTCACCACCAGGAAGAGTACTAATTTCAGTACCTCTTCCGCCTTCTCTACGAGGTAGGAAGAAATCTTCAAGCATTGACATATGCTTACGATCATCTTTAATATCACCAGTACTAGCATCATACACTAGTTTGTTTCGGTATTGATTCATGATACCACGTAGGTATTCTTCAGCTTTACCTTTCGGTAAGTTACCAACGTCAATATAGAAAATACGACGTTCAGGTGCACGAGAGATTCTATAGATTACTAATGAATCTTCCATCATGCGAAGCTGGTTAACAGGTTTGATTGCCTTCTGTATGTGAGACAATATACGTCTACGTGAAGGATCAAGCATACCAGATGTTGCATAAGCAATAGAGTCTTTATGAATCTTAAGACCCGACGAGCTTTCGCCAATCTGATTCTGGTATACAAAATATTCGTTTGAGGACTTAATTAATGTAGCACCAGTCCTGTTATCTTTTTCTTCTTCTACTTCTTTAACTTTGCGAAGCTTGATAGGATCAATATATCGTAATTCTTGAATGCCCTTTTTAGCATTCTTATTATCTATAATGATGTGGTACGGCAATCTTCCGTCGATATACCACTTTCTGAAAATATCATGTCCATGGTTGCTAAAATTCATTAATGATAGCACACGGTCAAATTCTTCCCTAATAACATCTTTAATGTTATCAGAAGTATCTAATTGGTCTAATATAATATTAACTGGAGATGAGTCATGATCACCAACAATAGCTTCGTTTACAATATCAGAAATCGCTGCATCACATTCTTGTTGTGCTGCAATATCACGATACTTAACGATGAGTTCAGCTTCGTTCTTAGCAGTATCACCATCTAAATCTAAATACGAACCAAAATGCCCACCGGCCGTAATTACGCCAGCGCCATCGCTTTCAGTGTCCGCAACAAAAGAGATAGGTTCTTCTTCCGTCTTTCTCTTTATTGAAAATCCAAAAAATTCTGCCATTTTACGTTCTATCCTATAGTAACTATCAGAAGGGGGAAAATTCCCCCCTCCCTTTAGTTTTATTTATATGCTTTAAGAAGTTGTTCCAGATTCCCAATACTGTACTTGGAGCTCAACTGTGAACTCTTCGATAGTATTTTCAGAATCATAACTAACATCAATTGCACTCAAGTTAGTTGGGAAAGCACCACGAATATCGTATCTCTTGGTTACTTCACCAGCTTTATTCAACTGCTCAACAATCAAATCTGCTTGATAATCAGTTGGGTTAGAAAGACCGGTATTATTAACATGTTCGTTAATACCGTTCATCCAACGTTCAAATGCATTACGAACTTTGAAATCGGCATCGTTAATGATGGTCAAAGTCATTGGTTCGAAAGTACGGTCACCAGCAATTTGCAATTGACGTCCACGGAATGGAATCATAATTGGTGAAATTACTGATGCAGGCATTTGAGCGCCCTTACACATGAATGATGTAAATTCTACATCGCCTTGAGCATAGCCTGGGAAGTTACATGTTACTTTGAACATGTTGGCCCGAGCACCGCCGCCGGTTAATTTTGACTTAAAGTCGTCAACACCTAAAATAGCCATTGTCTAATCCTCCCTTATGAGCCAGCAATTTCAGAGAACTCAACACCAGTTCTCGTTGCTATAAAGTTTAAAGTAATAAAGTTAATTGATCGTGCAGGCTTGATGTACATATCACATACAAAACTGTTTGAGTCAATAACTTGTCCGGTGTTGTTAGTTTCGTCACATACAACCAAGAAGTCAGTTAGACCTCTACGTCCTTTAACATCACGTAGGAAGGGTTCAACCAGGTTTCTAAATTGTGCTCGAGTGAACTCATCATTGAATTCAAAGAGTGATGCTTTAGCAGCAGTAGCAATTGCTTTTTCCAATACAATGAACAATCTACGAACATTGATTCGGTCGAATGCAGAAGGCTTAGCTTGCAAAGTTTTATCACCAAACATCTGGATACCTTCGCCAGGGAAAGCAACCAAAGGGTTAATACGAGCTTTGTACAAAGTATCTCGATCTGCTTTCTTAGGGTTAACCGCAAGCTTAACAACGTTACGAAGTTGGCCACGAGTCATACCAGCAGGTGAGAACCATGCATCAGCTACTCGGTCAGTGTTAGCACAAAGGCCAGCAATATGACCAGCAGCACCGATCCAGCGATATACGTCATTATACTTGTCGTACACATATACTGCAGATGAATCAGTTACACCATACGAACTTGAAGGTAGGCCGTCAGCCCAACCCTTAATGTTAGCAATAGCAGAAACACCACCGTCAACACTATCTTCGATTGGAGGAGATACAAAGGCAACACAATCTTTACGTGCTTCTGCGATAGCAATCAGATACTTAGCCATGGTATCAACACCATCAGCATCAGGAGCACCAAACAGAAGGTTAACATCTACGGTATCAGCATCTTCTAGAAGGTCGTAACCAGCTTGAAGCTCAGCAGTACCTACACTATTATCTGATGTTGCACCAGAAAGTGAAGTAGCTACGAGAACTGGGTCAGTGTAAGTAGAAGTTACTGAAAGTAAATCACCGCCGTCGGTCATAGCCGCATCGTGTGATCCCCAGTAAACATACTGTGATTGTGAATTAATTACGTTTTTGTAGTAGTTAGTACTACCATCGGTTTTCTTAGCATCAGCAGCTTGTGATACGAATGCGAAGGTTTCAAGCACAGTTCCTGGAGTACCAGAGATTGCACCGTCTTCATCAATAACCGCTACATGAAGTTCGTCACCTGCTGAAGTTTGTCCGAGATTTGTTGCATACTCAGAAGTACCTGGAGCAGAATCAAAGCTAGAAGCAGCAGTCATAGTAGCAAATCCAGTAGGACCAGCAATTTCAACTTTAAGTGAATTACCAATCTCACCTTGTTGACGTGCGATCCATACAGAACCAGTTACTGGAGCGTAGTCATCTTCATTAGCAATATCGGCAGGAGTACCAGAAGCAGTTGCGTTGTCGGCAGAAGCGCCAACCACACGGACTACTTTCAGTGCATTACCATATGCAAGGAATGAAGCTGCGGTTAAAAAATGTGTTGCTGTAGTGTCGTCAGGTTTGCCAAATACTTCCGCAAGTTCTTTTTCAGAACCAACAGTCACAATTTGGTTTACCGGACCCGATGTAAATGCTCCTACAAAACCACCGATAGAGGTGGATACTGCAGGAACAACGTTTGTGGCGTCAATTTCTTTGACTTCAACGCCTGGTGAGACTTGAAATGCCATTGTCGTGTCCTCTCAATAGGTTTAATAAGTGTGTTAACATAATACGATTATATTCAATACTATTATTTATAATATTTATAATCCTAGTATTGACCGTTAGATCCGACTGTCCTCCACACTAAACCATCTCCGCCTCTTTGGATAGTCTCATCTTCGCCATATGCGTCTGATGATATAAGGCCAAATGGTAACATGTCATCTTGTATTGCTTGTAACTGCTCACGATATAATAAATTTTTCATATTAATATCAGTAATACCATTAAATATATCTGTGCTTACGAACCAACCAAACATAACTAGGTTCATCATCAAGTCATCATGGTTGTTGCCAGACGCGGCATACGAGTTACCATGAGCGACGAACGTACTCATCTCTATAAGTGTATTGGCATCAACAATTTCTAATTTACTTTGTTCAATAAGATCTTTAATATTAGAACAACCAATACGTTTTACCCTACGTGTCATTGTAGCACCAATAGAGTTAGCT